ACCGAGCAGGTCCAGTTCACGAACCACGAGACGACGGCGGAACTCGCGACACATATCAACGGCGTGACCGGCTTCGAGGCGTCGGCCATCGAGGACTTCTCCGCGTACCAGTTGCATCCTCGGGCCGGCGTGAACGTGCTCACGACGACGGCCTACCTCTCCGCAGCCTGGGACACGACCGCGGATCTTCGCGTCGATCAGGAGGCCGGCATCATCTCGATGGTCTCGGACGCCTTCCCGAGCGATCACTGGGCGACCGAGTTCCCTGCCCAATACCGCTCGGTCCTCGTGGCCTACAACGGAGGTCACGATACGGTCCCGTTCGACATCGAGCAGGCGTGCCTCGAAACGGCTGCGAGCCTGTACCGTGACCGCAAGAAGGATCTCGGCGTCACGAGCGAGAGCCTCGGCGACTACTCGTACAGCGTCGCCGCGAGCGGTCGCATCGTGCAGCAGATCCGCGGAATGCTCGGAGCGAGGGTCCGCATCCGATGACCATCGGCTCGCTGATCTCGGCCTATGGTCGGACGATGACCAGGACGCGTCCGGTCTGGATTCGAGATCCGGCCGGAGGTGCGTCGCAGTCGACCACGGATGGCACGACGACGGCGACGATCACCGGCTACCTCCAGATCGGCGGAGGCGGCGTGTCGCTCCGGTACGGCCGCGAGAACGTCCGCTTCGGCGCGACGCTCTACTGCGACGGCTCGCAGGATCTGAAGGCGAACGACGTGCTCACGGTCACGATCGCGAGCGAGGTCCGCACGTATCGCGTCGATTCGGTTCGCGTGCCTGACGATCGCTCGACCGCGGACGGCCTGTATCACCTGATCGCGACGCTAGAAGAGGATCTACCGCGTGGCTAAGGCGCTGCACAACTTCGATCCGAACGAGATCGCCGAGGCCGTGCTGCGTGGCATGGATCGAGGTCTTCGCGACATTGCAAAGACACTACAGACGACGATAAAGGTCTCGATCTCTGGCGAAGGTACGGGCATCCGGTATCCGCGCAGCCTGCGACGATCGAGCCGTCCTGGCGAGCCGCCGGCAAAGCAGACCGGAGACCTCGGCCGTTCATGGCAGGGAGCACCGAATCGGATCGCGACCGGACGCCGTCTCGGCTATCGCATCGGCTCAAACAAAGAGTACGCCGCCGCTCTTGAGTACGGCACGGCTCGCATTGACGCCAGACCATACGTTCAGCCTGCGATCGACAAGATCGCGCCGGAAGCCGTGAAGATCCTGGGCGACTACGTGAACGAGCAGATTCGCAAACTCAACCTCGGGCGGCTCTGATGCAAGCGCTCTTACAGTCAATCGCGGCAGGCATCGCCGAAACGGCGTCCACGTCTTGGTTCCAAGGTCTATCGGGACGAGTGTACGTGAACGAGGCGCCAGCCGATAGCGCGCTGCCGCTTGCCGTTTACGGCATCGTTCGCGCCGATATCGAGCAGACATTCGGGACCGATCGCGAGACGTACGAGATCGAGATCACGCAGTACCATCCTCATGCTTCCGGTCTGAATGTTGCGGCCGGTTCCGCCGAGAAGTTGCACGCTATGCTCGACGACAAGACGCTGACGGCTACCGGATATGATCGAGTCGTGATTCGAGCCGAATCACGCGGCGTCCCTGCCATGCAGGATGACGCGATCGAAACGTCTTCGCGATTCCGGCTCATCGCGATAAAGGGTTCCTGAAATGAGTTACCTCGTAGGCAATGATGGCGGCGTCGTGCTCGGCGATCATGTCGCCCAGTTCAACACGTGGAACGGCACGTTCTCGCGACAGGTCTCTGACATCACCGGCTTTGCTGATGCAGGTCGGCGTCGGAAGCTCGGCGTCTGGGACGCGAACGGATCGGCCGGAGGTTTCCTGCGTGCCGATGCCGGTACGTCTATTCCGACCTCGCCAGGCATCAATACGGGCGATTGGGAGACCGAAGGCACAACGATCTATCTGCACGCCAAGGGCAGCGGCACGGTCGCGACCAACGCGACCGGCGTCTGCACGATGATCCTGACCGCAGTCATCAGCGAGATCGCCATGAGCGTCGCGAAGACCGGAGACGCGGCTGTCTCGTTCAACTGGGCGCTCGCCGGTGGCGCGATCCCGACCGAGCTCTGGGACGAATCGTGAGGCTCTGGCCGACGACTGTCCTCACGCCCGACGACTGGATCGCCGACATCACGTTCAACGACGGCAGCACTTATCGCATGGGCGCATCGCCGCATCTGCCCGAGGAAGCGGTCCTCGAGCAGGTGCGGCAGATCGTGTCCATCCGCAACAAGACACGGAAGATCGTGGACATCAGGCTCCGGCGTCGCGTGCAGGCGTTCCGGTCAGTCGAGGATATGCACATCGAGAACAGGATGAGGCTCGTCTCATGAAGACTATCGAGGTGAAGAAGGGCGTTCGCGTGCCGCTCATCACGGTTCGCGACATGATGCAGGTATGCGACCAGGCGTTTGACGAGGAGCGATCGACGCTGGTCGCGGACCTCGACGCCTCCGGCGTAGATCCTCCGACCAGGCTTGAGCGGCTGCGAGAGCATTCGCAACGGCGCGGGACCGTGAGCCTCCTGCTGCTTGCGACGTTCCGCATCTCGACCGCGACGCAGATCATTCGCCTCGCGCTCGATCGTGCTGGTCTACAGGCCGACGCCGTGCTCGCCGACATGACGCCGGAGGAGATGGTCGAGGCAGCGCAGATGCTTTGCGGATACCGGAAGGCGGAACCGGACGCGGTCCCTCTGGAGCCGGGCCAGCCGACGACCTGACCGCTCCCGACTGGCTCGGCACTGCTGCATTCATCGCGAAGAACTCGCCAGGGTTCGGAGATCCGCTGGCGATGCCGATCGACGTATTCGCGTCGGTGGCGTCGGCGGTCTCCGATATGATCGTTCGAGAGAACGGCGGCGATAGCGGTCGCTCGGCAGTAGACCGCGAAATGCGGAGGCTTCTTGGCTAGTCCCGAACTGAACGTACAAGTCACGGCGGATATCTCGGCATTGCAGGCCGGGATGACTGCTGCCGTCGCGAGCGTGGATTCGGCGACCGCCAACATGAAGACGGCGGTTCAAGCCGTCGCGCCGGCGTTTGATGCTGTCGGACGTGCATCGCAGGATCTCGGAAAGAACATTGCCGGGACGTTGATGGATGCGGCAAAGCAGGCACAAGCCGCGGCCGATGAACTGAAGCGCCTGGCTACCGTGAAGTTCGGCGACCAGACGCAAGACCTGAAACTGCAACTCGACATCCTGCGCGCGACAGATCCTGTCGTGAAAGCGCAACTAGAAGGGCGCAGGCAACTCGCTGCGATTCGTCGAGAAGCTCGCGACATTGACGCGCAGGGCGCGGATGCTGCCGCTCGCGAGATGATCTCGACAAAGCAACTGCTCGCGATAGAGCAGATGCGGCAAAACGTGCAGGCGGCACGAGGTCGCATCATCGAGAATGAGATTCGGCAAGAGGCGGTACGACTTGCAGCAGCTCAACGCAGCAGAGCGGCAGAGCAGCAGCAACTCGCCGCGATGCTGCAAGCGGTGCAGGCGAATAACGCGGCAGTCAGTTCGCTCGGCCAGCGATACGACTCGTTCATGGCACAAGGCGCAGCGGGAGCGCGACGCGTGAACGTGGCGATGCAGGGAATGAACGCGGCAGCGATAGCCGCGACTGGTGACATTGAAGGCGCGATGATGGCGCTCCCGACCATCTTCGGACAGGTCGCCGGAGCGGCGTTCTCGCTGGGCGGCGCTCTGCACGAGGCGTTCACCGGAGCGAAGGCGGCTGCGGCAGAGCTCGAAGCCGAGGTGCAGAAGCTCGAGCAGTCATCAGCGATCAAGGCCCAGACACGCGAATATGAGCGACTACTCGCGATTGAGAAGGAACTGGATCCGATTCGCAAACTCGAACTCGAACGACAGAATGCGCTCGCGAAAGCACGTCGCGAGATGCTTGAGACGACCAAGGAGATAAGCGGAGCGGAAGCCGCGGCGATGCAGGCCGCTCGCGAGCGACTCATCAACGCGCAATACGACAACAAGATCCGCGAGGAGAGCGAACGGATCGCGAAGCAGACTGCGGATGCGGACGAACGATCGAAAAGGGCCAAAGAGCAAGTGGAAAAGATCGAGCCGCCTAAGCAGACTTCGCTTCCGGCGCTTGTCTCGTCAGTGACTACCAGTCTCGGAGGCGCGTTCAACTTCGCTCAGAATCCGGTGCTAAAGTCGATTCAGGATTACGCGATTAGGCAAGCAGGACATCAAGCGAACCTCGTCCTCACCGCGCGCGAGATCCTCCAGATCCTCAGGAACCAAGGGACGGTCATCACGTGAGCGTCAATGTCGTAGAACAGCTCGGCAGCCGAAGCGTCTCGAGGACGCAGGGCAAACTCAAGGCGACGCGTACGTTCCATGTCTGGGATGCCGCGTCGCCGCTCACGACGCCGAACGAGATCTCGCAACTCTTCGGCGCGTACGGTCTGCCGTACTTCGGCGAGCCGTTCCCAGGCACGACGAGCCTCGGAGCGACCGACTGGAGCATCGCACGCGTCGACGGGCAGAACGACCTATGGTCGGTGACCTGGGAATATCAGGAGGTCACCGGAGGCGGAACGATCGTTCAACCGCCGCCGCCGGCTCCAGACGAGGTGACCGATGCGGCCGTCAACGGATACATCGAGGTCAACGCGTCGCTATCGGCGTCGCACGTCGACACGTGGCGCGCATTCGACAGGTCGACCATAATCGCCGATTGCTCGGCAGGCGGTCGGCACGCTCTCGGAATCCCGGATCAGCTCAACATCGGAGGAACCCATATCGACGCCGGAGGACACCCGGTATCGATGATCCTCCGGCAGTTTGAGGTCAACATTACGCTCGTCCGCGATGGCAGATTCCAGCCTCGGAACCTGCTCGCGTTCGTCTGGAAGCGGAACCAGACCGACTTCCTCGACTGCGAGCCGGGCAGCGTGCTCTACTGCGGTGCGGCCGTCAACCGCATCGGGGAACGGAAGTTCCAGTATTCGCACAAGTTCGTCTACGACCAGTTCTTCCACATGCGGCAGGTTCCGATGCGCGACATGAACGGCGAGGCGCTGCTCGGGCCGCGACCGGGATCGCCAGGCATGTCATCCGCCGAGGATGTCCGGTTCGTCCAGCCGTTCCCAGACCTGACCGAGTTACGCAACATCGATACGCTCTTCTCGAAGGTGACCTGACATGGCGAACGAGATCTCAATCACGCATCGACTCCAGATCGCGAAGGGCGCTTTCCAGTTCTACTTCGCGCCAAGCACGCTCCAGGCCGACCTCGCGAGCGAGGCTTCGGCCGGCGGGAACCAGGTCATCGGCTCGACGCCCGAGGCGCTCGACCTGAACACCGACGTATCCGCGAACGGCATCGCGTACTTCCAGAACCTGTCGACCGCGATTCCGATCGAGATCGGCGTGACCGGCTATACGTCGCAGGCGCCGCCCGGCATGACGCAGCTCATATCGCTCTTCCGGCTGAACGCCGGCGAATCGTGCATCGCTCGAGCGGCGACGACGAACATCTACGCCCAGGCGATCACGAGCGGCACGAATACGCAGGCGTTCGTCTCGTTCCAGATCTTCAGCCCATGAGCGTACGGTTCACGAGCGGAGGCGTCGGCCGGTTCGGCTTCGACGAGGCGAACGCGACTCTCGACGCCGCGGACGCGATGGTCGGCCGCTTCGGCGACTACGGGAAGCGGCAACGCATCGAGATCCCGAGGCCGATCGTCGCGCGGCTGACCGAGGATCTCGGCGACCAGATGTTCGAGCCTGGTACGGGCAACGTCACCTACAGGATCTGGAACTGGAAGCAGGTGCAGGTCGGACAGGGAGCGAAACGCAAGCGGATCGAGATCGCCGAGAGAGGAAAGCAGGCGACCAAGTTCGGAGACTCGCCGGCAGGACGTGCGATCCAGCTCGGCGGAACTGCCGCGGTCGGCGGGACCGTGATCCTCTTCCGAATGATGGCGAAGGACGGTACGCCGCTGTTCTGCTTCTCCGGCCGGTCGGCGGCGATCGGTGCTGCGTCGCTGCTCGCGATCACCGGCACGAGCGAGATCGTGCCGGGCCTGTACCGATACGAGGTCGCGCCGCAATACATCAACGCGAGCGGCTTCCTGTCGCCGAACCCGACGCAGCCGATCGGCGTCGCGTTCAACGTCTACGAGTTGAGCGGGAACCACGACCAGCCGCTCGAGTTCGACGATCCACCGTCGCGGCTTCGCATCCTCGGTCCGGTCAAAGGTCCGGTCGTCGGCGTACTGTCGAGCGATCCGCGAGGTGATGTCGTCTGGACCTTCGAGGCGCCGTCGCCGCTCGGGCCGGAGTGCATCGGTCCGACGCCTGGCACGTTCGGAACGCTGCTGAATGGAGGCATCTGATGGCGCTCAGTCTCGCGCTCACGACGAACGACGAGCGACTCTACGTCGTGCCGAGCGGCTCGCGGCAGGTCATGCACGCGATCTACATCGCGAACACGACTACGGCTACGCGTCGCGTCCGGCTGCATCACTGCACGCAGGGCAGAGCGAGCGGCACGGATAACGCGATCCTCTACGACGTGGCGATCGCGCCGAACGGGACGCTCATCGACTCGACGCGGTTCCCGATGTACGAGGGCGACGTGATTCGCGGCAAGGCCGACGCGACCGGCGTCACGATCACGTTTCACGGAGTGCCGGCCTGATGTCTGCCATCATCGCGGCGACGGCGTGCTGCTGCGGCGCGAACCCGTGCGGCTCGCCTTGCTGCGATCCGGGCGTGACCGAGTTCGGCATCTACTGGAGCGGCTCGTTTCAGATCCTCTTCAACCCGTGCGAGTGCCTGCCTGACGTGCCGAACTTCATCTGTCCGTGCTACGGCCAGACGACGATCGAG